TTCTGATTCCCTGACTTTATAGGTCAGTTTGTTTATACGTTTTTTTACACCTTCACTATAGTCTTCAATCTCCTCTTCTTGATCAGATTTTACAACTACTTTTCCTTTTACTTCGGATTCAGTTTCTTCAGTTTCACTTTCTGGAAGTTCTACCTCTACACCCTGATCCTCTTCTTCTATCGACTGCATAGCTTCTTCTGCCATGTTATACTCCTTATATGCGTAATAAAATTAAGCTGATTGTATGTCTTCAGGATTGGAGACTACAGCTAAAATTTCATCATCGTTTAATAAACGCAGTTCCCCACCCTCAATTTTGAGTCTGGCTCCTGCATACCTGCCAAATATCACCCAGTCTCTAACCTGACACCATGCCCCTTCAGGGAATTTATTGCCATCACGGTAAGCGTCTGGACCAAGTGCTACCACAAACCCAACATTAGTTCCAATACGTTCTTTTTCTAATACTGAGTCTGCTAAATAAATACCGCCTTTAGTCTTTTGTTTGGGACTAAAAGGAAGTATCAATATTCTGTACCCCGTTGGTTGGGGAAGTTTTGATTGTAGATCTTTATCTTCATGTACATTTTCGGGAGTTACACTTGGTGTTTTTTCCTCTGGTGCTATGAATCTTTCTACTTTATTCGGAATTGGTTCTCCGCCTGAACCGAAGGCTTCTATTTTTTTCGACATTATTCTTCATTATCCTTGTGCAGGTCTTGTATTAATGTAAGAGCAAGTGATAGACCTGATAATTCACCTACTATTTTTTGGTAACTTTCAAAATTCTGTATTCCGCCACCAGCGAGAGTTTCTTTTAATTGCTCTCGTCGTTCTGTAATTTGCTTACGTAATTTATCTAACATTTCAATTATTTCCTTTTGGACTTAGCACCAGAACATTTCCATCTTTTCCTTGACAAATTATTAGGAGTGTTAGGATCATTTTTCTTCTTCTTAGATAATCCTTTCTTTATACCAAGGCTTCTAGCACAATAGGAATCACCTTTAGATGTTCCTGGCTTAACTCTTGGTCCACCACCTTTGGCTTTCCCTGCTTGTCCGTAACTGACTTTTTTACCAGAAGCAGTTACCTTAACTTTTGCTTTTCCTTTTCTTGGACTAGCCATGCTGTAATCTTCTACGGTTGGCGTTACCTGCTACACTGCCACCTTTATTCATCATTTTGAAATCAGAACCTGATAATTTTCCATCTTTATTCTTATCTAATTTTTTCTGCCCACCATGTAGTTCACCACCATGTGATTTTTTAGCAGTCTTTGCGGCATCTTTAAAGTTTTGTGAAGTAGGTGCGCCTTTGCTTCCAGGTTTTCTCATCTTTTCTCCTGATCCTGCTTTTATTCTTTTACGTTTAGCTTGTATGTTTGCGTATAGTCCTGGAGGTTTAGCCATTATTTATTATACCCCTTGCCTTTAGTTGCTGCTCCGCAACCTCTAGCCATTCCTCTCTTTTTACTTGCTTTACCGCCATGTTTCATAGGTGTCCTAGGTGTCATAGGTGTCATAGGTGTCATAGACTCACCGCCCATCATCATCTTTTCACCACCACGGTTCATTTTTTTCATGCCTCTATTCATTAGGGTCTCCTTAAATGTTTTTTGGTGTTCGTCATTGAGCCACCTTTAGTTTTCTTTTTCATGACTGAGTCTTTCATTATAGAACCATCTGGCATCATGTGAAACCCTTTAGGTACTTCACCGCCATTTTGCATTCTTCTACGGTTAGCATTACCCGCCACGCCTTTTTCCATAATCTGTTTAAAGTTGGATCTGTTCATAGGCATACTATATTCCTTTGGTCCTTGTGTCAGAATCTCTGACGTCTTTTAGTATATCACGATAATCCTTACGCATTTCGCCTTTTTCTTTCATGAGAGCTTCTTCTCTTTGTTGAGCTATTTTCATTTCAGCTATCGCTTCTGTTGATTGCTGTTTCATCATGTCTATTTCAGCTTTCACTTGATCGCTTTGTGCTTTCTGTTGTATCTCAGCTTGTTTAAGTTGTACTAAAGGCTGGACTTGAGCCTGTTGTGCTTTCAATTGTTCTGCTTCTGCTAATGCTTGAGCTTGACCTGTTACTTGTTGAGTAGCTTGTGCTGCCATGGTGGCTATCTGGTTCATTACTTCTGGTGGCATTTCACCTTCACCCATTTGTGGTAACGGTTGACCCATAACTTGTTCAATCTGTTGCTTATACTTCATAGCTTGATGCTCTTGTATATTAGCTTGTATGGTAACCGTAGCACTTTGATTCTGTTGTACCATTGGGTTCTGTAAGAATGAATTATGACTAGCTATATAAGCATCATGATTTTGGAATATATACGCTTGTATAGGTTGACCCGTTAATGCTGCTTGTTGTTCGGTTATTGGGTCACGGGCTGGTACTTCAGCTTGAGGAGGTAAAAGACCGTCTATGTTTTTAACTTCTAAAGCTTCGTACATACGTCTGTATGCTTCACGTAAATCGTGTATTTCTGGTGCTGCTCTAGCCATTTCTAGTTCCTGCTGAGCTAACATTACCCTTTGAGCCATACTAAAGATATTAGGGTCACTTACTGGTATAATATCTATTTTATCGTCAAAATCAGAAGCTTTTATTTCTCTATTGGCTCCTGGTACATCGTAAGGGTAAACTGGAGGTAAACTCTTAGCAAATATGCTGGCTAATAGCCTAAATTCCTTTTTCTGGGCGTAATGCATACGTTTATGTATAGCACTCATCACTTTAGTGCCACGTTCTAACATAGCTACAGTAGTTCCTACGGGTAACTGTTGAGACCCGATATCGCCTACATTCATGTCCGCAATTGACGCAAAACGTCTTCCAGAGTCAATAATTGTGCCTAATAGTTGACTTAATACGTTACTAGGCTCTTTATACGGTAAAGGCATTAAAGCATCACGCATAACACGGCCTGGAACGTCAACAACTCTAAATTCACCTGGTCTTAACGGCTCATCTGCGCCTTGGACTCTCATTCCACGTGCTTTAAAGCCTGCGGGTAGGTTACTTAGCGTACCAGCGTCAACTAATTGACGTAAAATAGAGGTTGCAGACTTAGTAAGTCCGCCAATCATGTGAATTAGCCCAAAACCGTAAAAACCTAGTCCTGGGAGGAACTTATAATGGGTAAAATACTCTTTTTTCCTAAATAATTCGTCTTCTGGCTCCCAATTACGACGTATAGCTAGTATTTCGCTCTGTTCTTCTAAAATAGTCACTACATAAGGCACCGCAAAGCCGTAATCTTCCTCATCAGAGAGCTCTAAATTGATGTGCATCTCTAAAACAGAGTATTCATCGTAGTCTGTGGTAGATGGTGATATGCCTTGTAGCTCATCCATCTTCTCTTTTGCCTCGTTATAGTCCATATCGAGACTTGCGTCACCTATATCTGTTTGTCTATAGGTTCCGTTCCTTTGTAATTTCTTTAAATCGTTGCCTGTCATGGTCATAGCATGAGTAAAACGTGGGCTAGTTTCAAGGTCTACAGTTTCGTAAGCGACAACTAAGTTTTCAGCCTTAACTAAACGACAAGTTGCTCTGCCTAATAAATTATCGTAGTAAACTTTTTTAAATGCACTACCAGCTAAAGGTAGATAAAACAGTAGACTGTCCATTTCTGGGTCGTACTCTTTCATGACTTCAGTAATTTGATAGTTCATGAATTCTTTAACACGTTGGTTTTGATCAGAAATCTCTGGAGTTTCTGCTCCCATGATTCTAGTTTTTACTGGACCACCAGGAGGTAATAACTCTTTATATGATTGAGCTTGAAACTGTGTTGCAGCTTCAGCTAATAAAGGGTGATGGACGCCTGTGGCTCCTGGGAATGGTTCTTCCCTTTCCTCTATTTTAATTCCTAGTAAGTCTAACCCTTTAGTAAAAGTGTCAAGCCAATCCTGACGTGATTCTTTATCTGAATCGTACGCTTCTAAAAGTTCACTAGCTAGTGTGGATAAGTCTGAGGAGTCTAGTGTCTCAGCAAGGTTGGCTTGATGATCGGTGGTGGTTGCTTCTTCTTGTTCAAACATAGGTATAACGTTGCCGTCTGGATCTATTTCAAAAGCTGAAGTCATGTCTCCTTGTATACTCATTTCTTCAGGAAGTTGTACTTCCGTGGACATTTCTTGTTGGGGTGCTTGACCTTGTAGCATGTCCATGATTTCTATATCTATGGATGCGTCTTGGTTGCTGTTTAAAGGGGGTCTTTCTATAGCCATGGTTAATAATAACTTACTTTACGTTTGTAGTATAGTTCTTCATCCTCCCAATCACTTGGTAATTTAACAAAGCCACCTTGTCTAAATCGTAACATAGCTTGAGTAGTTGAGTCGACTAAATCGTCGTGATCCCCAGCGGGGAATACCGCACACTCTTCTATAACTTCGTTAGCCCATTTAGTATCTGGTGCCCACACCATACCCGATTCAAATAATGGGGTACTAGCGTTAACTCTAGCAATCTTATCATTTCCTTTAGACGGTGTAAAGTTTTGTACGGGTATACCTATGTTTCTTAATTCTTGGGTGAGCGGTATACCACTAGCTTTACCCTCTATAATAACTACGTCAGGGCTCCACTCATGATATTGTTCTAGGGCTACGCCTTTTAATTCAGGGAATGAATACTTACCTTTTATACAATCTAATAAAATAATGTGGGCGTTCCTACCGTCATAGAAATCTTCCCCTATGGAACCTTCTGGGTAAAATACTCCCCATGTGGTTATAGCTGAGTAGTCAGCTGAGGAAGTTTTTAAGAAAGCTGTATCGTAACTTTGTATTAGATAATCACACACGGGCGGTTTATCTTTTGTCCATTGCTTCCACCACTCACGCCTAATAAGTGCACCTTCTTCACTGGTTGGATTCTGCATGTACTGAGCGTGCCATTTAGGACCGCCACGTAAACTAGCTTTTACGCCTTCTAGTTCTTCTAGCTTCCAGTATTCTGGCCATAGGGGTTTACCACTAGGTAATATAGCTGGTAATTCTATTACTTCCCATTGGTCAGCTTTAGGGTCACGTGCGGCATCTTTTAATAGTTTACCCGTAAGGTCGTTGATATTCCAGCGGGTCATAACTATAACTATGGCACCCCCTGGCTGTAATCTTTGACGCGGACCAGAGGTATACCAGTCGTAAGTATCTTCCATGGACTTTGGGTTCATGGCGTCTTGTTCACTGTGTGGGTCATCAATAATAAATAAATCCGCTCCCCTACCCGCTAATGCACCGCCTACCCCCGCAGCATAATACTCACCTTTTAGTTTAGGGTTACTCTTCATTTGAGTTTCCCATTTACCTGCTGCTTTTGAGTCTGGGTTAATTAGTACGTCAGGGAAGATCTTTTCATAGTCTTCGGTTAACATTAAGTCCCTAATCTTACGACCAAACTTAACAGCTAAGTCTGCGGTGTGGGTTGCTTGTAATATCTTTAAAGCTGGGTTACGACCTACTAAATATGCTGGGAAGTAATGCGAGGCGAACTCACTTTTAGTATGACGCGGAGGCATATTGATAATAAGCCTTTTTATTTTACCTGTGGCTATACGGTCAAAGGCGTCTGCCATCTTTTTATGATGAGCCCCGCCGATAAACGATGGCCATTGGTCTTTAACAAAAGCCATAAAACCACTTTGACAGCGTTCTACTTTTTCTATTTGTTCTAACCTTTCGGCTAGTTCTAGATGTTCTTTTAGTACCGACTCAGGTAGTTCGTTTAAGTTAGAGGTCATATTTTAACGGCATTAAACTTGCTACTCCACCATGGTTCATTCTGAATGTTTTAAAAGCTTCTTTTAGTTCTGGGGTCAGCTCTATTTTTAAAAACTCTTGGTCGTAGGCGTCTATATATTCGCTGGCATTTAGCTTAACACCGTAATCTTGTTCCGTTTGTTTCATAGCTTTTTTAAGGAAGTCATTATAACTTTTAGCTCGTTTTATACTTCCTGAGTCAGGTTCGGCGGTTAATACAGTACGTAAATTACCATCTTTATTTTCTTGAATATTTATTAATTTACCTTTAGTGTCATAGTTAAGTTTTACACTCTCATCATTTTTATACAGGTCTTCTAAAAAAGGTATCCTTTTAGGCGGTATGACACTCAGATTACCAGAAGGAGGAGCTAATGACCTAGCACCGTTAGGTATTAAAACGAATGGAGAATCACTTTTAGCACCAGTTTGTAGTAATATTTTCACGTTGTCGGTGAACCAGTCTGCACTCCTCGGTAATGTTTTCGATAGCTCCTGTGTATTTATATTATAAAATTCTTCTATTCCGTCCAAATAGTTAGTTATTACACGTCTTCCTTTTTGCGAAAAAGTACTTGCAGCTTCATACATGTCTTCTTGTATCGTCATGTACCCACCTTTATCTGGTTCAAAACTGTCTCTTAGTTCTTTTAAGTCCTCGTACTCATTCCTATAGTTTCTATATAAATTACCGTACTCTTCATTAAAGTCATCAAGTTTATTAGAAGATTGCAGATAATTATGAAACCTTGGGTCTTCTCTAACTCCAAAAAATTTACCAATTTGACTATTGTCGCCTTGTCTCACAGCTTCGAGTATTTCTTCATCTCCTACCAAAGTCATGTTATCTATTGGATATTGAATCATTTCAACGTCAAAATCATCTACTCCTTTTAGTTTGTTAACTAATTTATTCTGATCTTTAGTGAGTGCGTATACGTCACTTTGAAACTCTTGTCCTACTAATACGTTGTCTTGTCCATCTATAGTTTCAAAGGTGTATCTTTGGTGCATGTAGTTGTTATCTTTTAACCCTTTTTCATCAACTCCTAATTTACTACCTGTTGCTAAATCACTGTGGGATTGATTTCTAAAACTTACTTTTTCTGATCCTGGTTTACCGTAAAGTTGACCGTCATCAAACATATTAAACTTACGTTCTCCGTAAGCCTGGCTCATGGTGTCTGCTGATTCATTAGTACTTGTAATAGGGCTGTCTAAATCATAAACAGGTCTTTTAGTAGTGTACCTTGAGTAACCTGAATCTACTGTATCATCCATAGTTGAATTTAACCCGTAATAAGCATGAGTTTCTTGTATTTTAGGGGCGTTTCTTTGTAATTCAAGCATAACTTGAGCAGGAGTAGCGTTACCTCTGGCTATAAACTCTTTAGATAAAAAGTCTCCTATTTGTCTTTCTACGTTTTGGTTTACGTTACCTTTACCCGTTACCCCGTAACGCCTCATACCTTGGAGTATGTTTTCTATAGGGAATACTTTATTAGGTTTTTTATAAAAGTCTGATTCAGCTAAAGCTATTTGACTCATCATCTGTGTGTCATTGTCGCCGTACCTTAAAGGCATTAAGTTAGCGGAACTACGATAAGAAGTTTCACTTTGGCTACCAGCTTTCCAACCTTCGACATCTTTTATTTCTTTAGGGCGGTCGGCGGTGTGTAGTATTTTGTGTTGTAAGGGTTTAGGGCTAGGGGGTGGTGGAGGCGGTGGTAGTTGTAATGGCGCAGGGTATGTTTTTAGTTTAGGTGTTACAGAAGAAGCAACTTTACTGCTCCCAGGTAAGCCAACTGAAACTGCTGATATTAAATTACCCAGTAACGGACTACCTTCTTCGCTCATTTTTCTGCCTTCTAGGTAACCGAGTACGTTTCCTGGTCCAGGTGTGAAAGACGCTACATTTGCTAAGTCTTGACCAGAAGCCATGGCTCTACGCTCATCGTTAAAACCAAAAGGTTGTTTGTATAAGCCTCTACCTAATAGTTCACCGAACTTCTCCGTTGGTCCAGGTTCCACGGGGTACGCGTATTGTTCCCCACCGTAAGAAGGATCGTTAGTAGAACTCATTTCTTCTAGCATCTTTTTGTACTTGATGCGTTCTAGCATTTCTTCATACCCTAAAGGTGAGTATTTATTTTCCATTTTTAAAATGTTCCTTACGAGCTTTTCTTAAGTTTACTTTATTCTGCATAATTATACTAGGTACAGGGGTTGAGTAGTGTTCGTCATCGGGATGTGACCAAAACCATATGGCGTCTGGTCTATCGTCGTTTAGATCTTGGACTATGGCAATAAGGGCAT